CGTTGCCGTGGGCAGCATCGAACAGAGCCACGCTGTCGCCCATTGCTGGGTTCTGCATCAGGATCGAATAGACGATGTCCGATTCCAGATCGGCTGCAGAAGCACCGAAGGCAGCGGGCACGCGGGTAAAGGCATCAAGGTCGTCGTTGATCAGCGTCTGGCGTGTGATCGAGACGATCCGGCCATAGGTCGCCAGTGCATAGGCTTCTTTCGCCTCGCCAATGGTCCCGTACTGGAACTCACCGGACTCGAGCACCTTCTCAAGATCAGGCGCGCCGCCCAGCTGCGTGCGATTCACGGGCTTGAAGTCCGTAATCGTCGCGCGGCGCGCCCAAGCACCGAACGTGCGCGGGGTGCCATCGTAAGCCGCGCGCAGCGTCTTGTTCGCGACGTTCGCGAGGATCGCCGGGAAGTCGCTGGTTGAGTGATAGCCGACAGAGGCACGCGCCTGGAATGCGACACCGGCCAATTCCATCTTGGACATGCCGCGTGTGCTGACACCAGCGCGATCAAGGGCGTGACGAGCCATCTCGATCAGCGAAAGGCCACGGAATTCCCGACCATTCGCGGTCAGCTCGTGCCGACCGGGATTGTGGCGATGCATCAGCGCCTCTGTCATTGCGTCGCGGTACTGGACCTCGCGCTCGCCGGTGCCGCGCGCCTGAGCAGGTGCGGGTTCGGGTGTGCGACCAGCCGGATCGGTCTCGACCAGCTTGTCGAGGATCTGCGAGCGCGCCTGGTCGAGCGAAACGCCATCGCGGATCAGCTGATCGCGAAACGCCGGTTCAAGACCGTGCCGGGAGCAGAGCGTGCCGATCTCTGAGGAGCGCGTGCGCTCTTCAGCGCGGATCGCTTCTGCGTCGATCACCGGCGCTTGCGGGGTGGCGGGCGCCTGGGTGGTTTGGGTGGTGCGGGTCTGTTGGCCTGCATCGGTGCGGTCGGATGTCGTTTGATCACCGGCCGTGTTTTCATTTTCTTGTGGCATTGCTGCCTCCTTTCCAGAAGTTGCCTTTGCGGCAGGTGTGTCGCGCCGGGTGATGACGCAGGGGTTGCGGGTCTCTCGTCCGGATTGCTCCGAGCGGATTTTCGCGCCGGAATCGGCGGGCATTGCGACCGCCGAAATCTCGTAGGGTTCCCAATCGACGGCGCGCCATAGCTCGCGAGCGCCGTCCGTCTTGGTGATGTCGTATCGGTGCACCCGGTAGCCGACCGAGACCTTGTTGATGGTGCGCTCGAGGATGCGCTGAATGGCCGGTGCCGCGTCCTCAGCGCTTGTGAGGCGGATTTTAGCGGTGCCTTGGCCGTTCTCGACGCGCACGGAGCCTGGAACGACCGATCCGAGGACATTGGACACACCGCCCCAAGTCTGGTGGCTGTCCAGAAAGGGTGCGCCTTCGTTGAGACGATCGAGCCGGATCGAGTTGCCGTCGACCAGCAGCTCTTCGTCATATTCGACGCGTTCGTCCCAGCCTTCCCATCGCGCGCGCTGGACCGTGGCCCCGGTCGTCCAGATGATATCGATGGTGCGCTCGGCCTCGTTGATCGTGTCGGCGCGCACCATCGCCTCCCGCCCGATAAGGGGCAGGTCCAAGGTGTCTCTCGGCATGTGTATTACTCCGTTGCTGGCTCGCGCGAGGGCGCGGCGTTGGGGTCAGCGGTCTGGACGAGACCAGCCTTGGTGACCTTTCGAGGGTCGGCGTCAAAGACGAGTTCGAGCTCGTCCATCTTCGCATTGAAGTCGGCGGCTTCTTTGAGGAGCTCTTCGGGATCGTATCCGCGCCGCGCGATCTGCTGCGGGATCGTGGCGAAGCCGGAGCGCACCTCGAGCAGGTCTGCCTGCGCGTCCTGCAGCGGGTTCACGCTCTCGAAGCGAGTCGGGCCCCACTCGGCGAAGATTTCAACGCCGCGCGGCAGCAGGCCCGCGTCCTGGGCATACTCGATAAACCATCCCCAAATGCGCTCGCAGAACATCGGAATGACGGTCTGCCACTGGATTTGCTCAATCATGCGGCGAAACTCGTTCAGCCCAGCACGGGTGCTCGAGAAATTCGCTTGGCTCATGTCGCCGGTCATCAGCGCGTATGGGACGCGAAAGCCCGCTGAAATCAGATGCTGCTGGCCGCGCAACCACTCGCCGATGCCGCCCGTCGAGGTGGGCTGGTTGAACTTGATGTCCTTCCCGTTGCGGGCATAGGCGATCAGACCGGGCTCGAACTGCTCGATGCGGTGGCCTTCTGAATCCTCGACTGAGGGTGCGATCCCCTGGTCCGCTTCTTCCGCGCCAAAGACGATCCCGACAAGGCAGGCTTCCGTCTTCTTTCGAACCAGCTCGGCGGTCTGCCAATCGTCCAGATCACGGATGTGCCGCATGGCGGGCGTGCCCCATGGGACGCCGCGGGACTGGACGCGCTGGCGCTCGAAGAGGTGTGCCACGCGCTCAGCCGGGATCCGGACCGACTCGAAGCGCCGACCGAACACGGTGACCGTGCCGCCCGGGTGATCCGGGAACAGCCAATAGCCGGAGCGCCGACCGTTGCGGTCAAACTCAATCCCCTGGTCGATGCGCACGCCATCCGGACGGTTGTCCATGCGCGCGGCGTCAAGATGGTCGGCCTCCCTCAGTTCGATCTGAAGCGGCACCAAGCCCGGCCTGCGTCTGTTTGTCGGACGGGCAAGCGCAAACACCTCGCCGCCCTCGATCATTTCGCGCACAGCGAGGTTCAGCAGCCCGTGAAAGTCGGTGTGGCCGTGGCGGTCGCAGTTGCGCGACCAATTCTTCCACAGCGCGTCGACGCGCTCGTTCAGCGCCGGGTCGCTGGTAGCGGCGCGCGGCCGGATCCCGGTGCCGACAATGTTGTTGACCAGAACCTGCACAGCTTGGGCAGCCATGGGGTTGTTCCGGACCAGATCGCGCATGCGGTCACGCAGAATCGGCCCAGCGCCTGCGATTTCCTTGTCGGCGGAGTTGCCAGTGGCCCGCCAGCCGTCCGTCCCGCGCCCTTTGGATGCGGATTCGTATCCGCGTTTACGCTCGATCGCGTCACGGGCGTAGAGCCGTCGCAGCGCCGCTTCAGGCGAAAACACTGCGACGGCTCTGTCGATCAGGCCATAACGCAAGGGAGGAGGAATGCGCTCGGCCATCAGGACCTCCGGAAGCTGGCAAATCCAGCGATTGGCAGTTTCTTTCCAGTCTGCGATGCCAGATCGGCCTCGATCGTGGCGATGATCTGCCTCATCTCGTTCAGGGACCGATACTTCGTGGTTTTCCCATCGTAGCTGACCTCAGTCACGCCGGAGGCGTAGGCCCGCTTGATCGCGTCGAGTTGTGCCTGCGTAAATCCAGCCATTTTAGAACCATTTCCTGCCCCGCGAGCCCATCCAGTCGGACGAGCGGCGCGGCTGCTGCTTTGTTGATGGCCGGTTTGGAACACCTGCTGTTGCAGCGATATCCACCCGGCCAGTGTTGATCTGTTCTTCGAGCTGTTCCCAGCGTCGATCGTCCCAGCGGTCGAGACCCATCAGCCAAGCGGATGCGCGCGCGTAGACGCGGCAGTCCAGCGCCTCGTTTCGGTCGCGCGATTTCTGCCATTCAAGCTTCTGAAAGCCCTGCCGTGTCTTGATGGTCATCAGCTGCTCGGCTGTCAGCTGCTTCATCCATTCGGCGGGCGTTCCCTTCGGAATGTGGATATAACCGGTCGGCCACTCCGATCCCGCGGCAATGTCCTCTTCCGTCGGCGCGTTCAGGCGCAGGAACCGATAGGTCTCGCTTTTGAATACTGCGCCCGCGACCTTCCAGAGTTGAACACCGCGCCGGAGTTTGCGACCGCCCTCAGTCGTCTCGACGTAGGTCGGTCCGTCCACTGGCGTTGATCGGTCAAAGCCCGCCACGCCCTTGACCGCGAGCACCTGACCGCGCCCGACCGAGCGAACCCACGAATAGACCGCGTCAGTCGTCACGCCGTCACCGGAGTCGATCGCCATTCGTGCCAGAGCCATGTTGGCGCCACCCTCGTGCGGCCAGGTTGTGTTCAAGAACTCCGTCAGCTTGGCCCAGATTTCAGGCCGTGCGGTGTCGCCCTCGATAACGATGTGATCGACCAGCCAAGAGCGCAGGTTCCGGCCCCAGCCCCAAACGTCGATCTCGATGCGGTCGCGCTGCACGTCCGCACCGCCTGTGAGAACCAGCACGCCTTCCGGTGCCATACCGAGCTGCCAGTCCTCGCGGCGATCATACAGCCGCTGCCAGTCAGGCGCTTCGCCCTTTTCCTGCCAAGTCTCACCGAGAACCGTGTTCTTCACAGTCTTCATAGCGGCGTCATTACCCGTCGCCTGCTCCCATCCTCGTGCGATTTCTTCCCAAGATAGCCAACCGAGCGGGGAATAAAGACCGCTTATATGGTATCCGACCACCCCTGCCGCCTTCGCT